GTCCGGCGTGGCGCAGACCAGCGTCCGCGTCCCCTTTTCCCGCAGGGCGTGGGACATGACAAAATCGTCCGCCATAAAACGCGCCCGGCCCTTTTCGTCCAGCTGGGCAAACTCCTTGGGCGTAAAGCTGGGGAATTTCAGGGTCACGTCCGGCATGTCCTTGATCCGGCAGGCAATCGCCCCAAAACCCTCCAGAATCTCCGCGTGGCCGAGGTGGTCGGGTGCTATGGCGTACCCCTTTGGCCCGGTCATAAAAAATCCGCACAGCCCCATGGCCGAGCCGTCCGGGCAGTTTTCCACCAGCGTCTGCACCATCCGCGGGCTGTAAAGGATGTCGTCATCGCACCAGACCACGAAGTCGTCTAGGCCAAGCGTCTTGGCGTCGATGCCGTTTTGCACAGCTCCGACAAACTTTGTCGCCGGTCCGTGGTCGCGGCTTCGGTAAATGGTGATTCGCCCCTCATCCGCCAGCTTTTGCAGCTCGGCCGGGATCTCCGGGAACCGTTCCCCGGTGCGGGCCAGCTTTTCGGCCACGGATAGGATGATCTCGTCCGCCGGCATAGACTGCGCCAGAAGGCTTTCGATCGTGGGCAGGATGGTGTGGATCCGTTTCGGCGTGGTGGTCAGGCCGATAAACACCTGATTTTTTTTATCCACGAGATTCGGCAACCGCTCCGCCCCCAACGGAACGGTGCCATCCTCCAGCAAAGCCGCATCCCAGCGCAGGCCGGGCAGCGGGGCGTCCTTGGCCTTCACCGTGAGAATGACATCGCCCAGCGCCTCTTGCAGCGCTTCCTGGGCGCTCTGCACAATGTGCAGCCGGTCCGCGATCTTGTGGCCTTTCTGGGTCAGGAGCAGGTGCTGAATGCCGTTGGAGGCGTCCGCGCAGTCCGTATAGAGCGCCATGGATTTTAGGCAGTCATCGGGCTCTCCCGCGTGGATGACGGTGATCCGGCCCCAGGCTCCGCGGAAGCCGTCCCGCACCAGCTTGTTGGCATCCTCATGCTGGCCCAGCGCCCGCAGGCACTGCGCCATCAGCTGCCGGGGCAGGTGCTTGTACCAGCGGTTCTCCTGGTTCCAGTCCTGCGTGGACGGCATGGCGTCCACCTGTTTCAAAATGTGATAGGCCGTGGAAAAATCCCCGTGATCCATCCGGTCCGTGGCCAGCAGGCCGTGGGCCTCCCGGCGCATGGGGGAAAGCGTGATAGCCTTGCCGATGTGTTCCAGCCGTTTGGTGCGCTCGGCCAACATCATGGATGCCTGCACGTGGAGCTGGTATTTTTCCGTGGCGCCCACGTCGGCGTGCTCCAGTGCCAGCAGGCACGGGCCAATGGCATCCTGATACTGGTTTTTGAGAAAATGCTCCTGGCATAGGTAGTACCATTCCATCCCGATGCCCTGCAGCCGGCTGGCGATGATCCGCTTGTTGCGCTCGGCGGAGGTGACCTTGGGCCCTGACGGCGCGTGCAGGATGCGCAGATGATTCGCCACGCCGATCTTGGCGCCCTCGACGGGCTTGACCCGCTCATGAATCTGCCGTTCCCAGTAGGCAGAGAGTTTGCCGTCGGCCATCCGGCGGAAGATCCGCTCCCGGCGGTTGTTGCGCATCCCGCTGTTTTGCACGTCGTAGGTGGTGACCAGCAGGTCCCACTCCTCCTTGCCGGATTCCCTCGCCTCAATCTGGGCGCGATGCAGGGCCGCTTGGGCTTCTTCAAAGATGTCGTCGCAGTCCGCCCACAGGACGTACTTGCCCCGGGCCAGGCTGAACGCCTGATTTCTGGCGGCCGCAAAATTATCAATGTGTGGCCACTCCGCGTTCTCCGGGGCGTTATGATATTCCGCAAACACGCCGGCATCTCCGGCTGCTTCCTGGAGCGATTGGCGCAAATCGTCCGAGCTGTTTTTGCCGACGGCCGCCACGACGACGACCTCGTCCCACAGGCCGCGGGCGGATTCGATGAGTCTACGCAAGATCGCCCCCTCGCCGGGGCCGGCGATGAGGGCGATCGAAACAAGCGGGGGGTGCTTCATTTTCTTTAGGAGGAAGGCCGGCCGCACCCCCCGATGCGGCCGGCCCACCAGTTGGTCTAATTACTTAGACGATACGGACGAGCGAGCTGGTCGATCCGCGTCCCACGCCGAACAGCAGGATGTAACTGCGGTTCGTGGTGCCGAGGGTGGGGTTCACCCACTCACGCACGGCGAGAGACAGTCCGCTTTCCGGATCCGTGACGACGTCCTGGGAGCCAGGATAGTTGTCGAGGGCTTCGGGCACGCGGGCCGCCACGATGAGGGCTTCCTTTTGGGCCGCGAAGCCCTTGGAAACCGCCGACGGGAGCGCCGTATAGCTGAACACTTCGATGCCGTTGACCAGACCGACGGAGCCGGACTTAACCGCGTCCCCTTGGATCTGGGCGTTGGCCACGATGTTGGAGTCGTTGAGCAGGCTGGCTTTGTTGTCCGGGGAGACGATCGCGTAGCGGTCGTTCGACGGGACTTTGTTGTTGTCCAGGCTGAAGCCCAAGCTCACCACGCCGCGGTAGGTCAGAGCGCCGGCCGCCACGGAGAGCGTGGAAGCGTAGGAGCTGGTGACGAGACCGAGGAGGCTGTCGACCATGCTCTTGCCGAGCGCGTAAGCCGCGCTGGAGGCAAAGCGGTTGATCAGGTCGATCGAGGAGCTGTATTTCTCAGCGTCCGTGATCGCGTAGGTGCTGTGGATCAGGTTGCTCAGGCTGATGGTGGCATCCGTCTGGGTGCGATCCTGGGCCACGTAGCCCTGCGTGGTGCTGTAGGCACCGGCGGTGCCGACGGTCACGAGGTGGGTGGTGATCGTGTCGTTCATTTTGGCGGGAACATCCGAGAAATCGGTGACCGCCTTGGTGAGGAAGGGCAGGGAATCCACCAGCGTGGTCAGTGCGCGCTGCGCAATGGCCTTGCCGTTGGAGACCGAGCCGAGTGTGTTAGCCATGGTGTGTGTGTCTCCTGGTTAGGTTATCGTGCGAACTTGATTTGTTTAAAAATCTCCGCCGCACGACGGGGATTCTTTTCTGCGTTGAACTGCGCCAGCAATTCAGCGCGAGAAAGGGTTTTGGAAACTTCGACCTCGATGGGCTTGATGCCGCGGGAGGCTTCGAGCTCAATGACCTTGGCGGCGAGCTCGGCCTTGAGGGCCGCGGCTTCGTTGGCCACGGGTGCTTCGGCCTTGATCTCCTCGATCTTGGCTTCGGCGGCCACGGGCTCCGGGACGGGCTCGGCCTTGGGTTCCTCGGCCACGGGAGCTTCCGCCACGGCGGCTTCGAGGTTCTTTTCCTCAGCCTTGGCAGCCATCGGCTCCTCGACCACGTCCTCGGACGCGTCGGCCTGCAGCATGGCCATGATGGCGTCCAGCTTGGCGTTGATGTCGGAGAGGGTGGGCTCGGCCAGTTTGGCGGGCTCTGCCGCCGGGGCCGCCGGGGCTACGGGCGCCGCTTCCATGGCGGGCGTCTCTAGCTTGGTTTCTTCAACCTGTGATGTTTTGGTCACGGCGTTTTGCTTGCTGTCAACCCGCGCATGGAAAACCCCTGTGGGGTTGGCGGCTGGAGAGGTCACAAGGTCAACAGAAAACAGGGTCTGGACGTCTGCCAGTTGCGTGCCATCGGCCGCCTCCCGGGGTACCCCGCTAAAGCTGATGGAAAATCCGATCTGGCCGGGCAGGGTGCTGATGAGCTCGCTGAAATAGGCAAAGCCGTCATGGCTTTCAAAAAGAGTCAGGTCGGCGCGGACGCGGCCGCCATCCAGCCCAAAATTTTCCAGATAACCGATGATGTTGGAGACGGATGACGAGTGATCCGACAGGACCTTGACCTGCCCGGCTTCGTTCCCCTTTTCGACAACCTGGGAAAGAGTCTCCGCGTCGATGACCATGCCATGGCCCAGAGCGGGGCCGGCAGTAATGACGGAGATGCCCTTGAATTTCTTTTCGGCCATGCGCTGGCCGGGCGTGTCAAACAATCAGCTTTTCTTTTTCTTGGCGGGCTTGTTTTTTAGGCCGATGGCCTTGACCACCATGTTGAGCTCCTTGTCGGACAGCTCTAGGTCGGGCTCGTCTTTCATGGTGAAAGCCTCGGTCAAAACGGTAGCAGGGGCTGGCTCGGCCTTGAGCTCGACCGGGGCCTGCATGGTCACGGTGACGGTGGGCTGGCTCATTTCGGGAGCCGGGGTCTGGGCGGCCGGCTGATCTGCCGGAGGCTCGGAAGGAGGGGTCTGGGCCGCGGGAGCCGGCTGGTTGGGAATGAACTGCACGTCGGCCACTTGGATCCCGGCGGCGTCGCACTTTTGCCGGATGTAGACCTGCTCGGCGATCTTCTGGTCGATGGCATCCTGCCAGTCCTCTCCCCTGGCCGCATAGATGTCGGCATAGGTGGTGAGGCCCAGCTTAAGGTCCTCGCGGTCGGCGGCGCTGTCGCGTCCGGCGTCGATCGTGGTCTGCTTGGGCGTGTGGAAAGTAGACTGCCACCACCGATCCATCCCGCGGGGCGGAGTCAGGTCACCGCGCTTGATCGCCTTGGCCAAAGCCCAAAGGCGGACCCGGGAAACCAGCTGGGTGATGATGGCCTGACTGATTTCATCGAACCGGCGCTGGGCTTGCGCCAACACGAACCGCTGGGAGGGGCCGGAGAGATCGGCTTTCCATAGGTATTCATACGGCAGGCCTAGGCCGGACGCCACGGCCCGCAGGAACTGATCCATAAACTCGGTCAGATTCGGGCTGGGCCGGTCATCCTTGATCTCGCGGATCTTGCGACCGTTGGGCACGTTCCAGATCGCCCCGGAGCCAAAGATCCGATCCGTGGTGATGCCATCGGTGGTGGTGGTTTCGGGACCAAAGAATCCGGCGCTCCCCTCCCCCTCCAAGGCCAAGCCGATGGTGGAGGACCGCTTCACGCTGACCATGGTGTTGGTCAAAATCTCCTCGCGGTCTTGGATCAGGTTAAGGCAGGTGACCAGGCGGGATAGGCTGCGCAGCTCGTCGGCCCGGTCGCGCTCCGCCAGCACGATCAGATCCGGGGATTGAATCTCGGAGAATTTGTCGTCCTGGCCGAGGTTGATGTAGTAGGAAAGCGGGCGGCCTTGCGGATTCACCCGCACGCCGTCGATGATGCGCTTGTCGCCTTGCAGGTAATCGGGCGTCTCGCATCGGTGGGCTTCCACCATCTGAAGCATCGGCCAGCCGTCGCCGTTGTCGGTCAGTAAAATAAAGAGCTCGTTATCGCGCAGCATGGTTCGGGTCGCCACCTGCTGGAGCGTGTTCCAGTCCAACAGGCCGCGGACATCGCAAGCTAGCGACCAGTTGGCCAGCCATTCCTCGGTCGCCCGGTTCCAGCCCTCATCGGATGTACGGCTTTGCATCTTGATGCCAGGGCCGACGGAGTTGCGGACCATGCAGTCGATGGCCCCGCGCACGACGGGCGAATTATAGAACCAG